GAATACCGTCTCGAAGCTGTGGCTCATACAAAATAGCACATCGGGGTCACAGAACATCATCATCAAGCAGGGCAGTGGCGCGACAGTCACAGTCCCCAACGGCCAGACCAAAGCTATCTACTCAGACGGCGCTGGATCTGGCGCTGCGATGGTTGATGCCTTCCAAGACCTGTCTATCCCTGACCTGTTCATTGACGATGACCTGACGTTTACCTCCGACAGCGCAGTTATTACCTTTGGTGCAGATGGCGACACAACGCTTACGCACACAGACGGATCTGGCTTAACGCTGAACAGCACCAACAAGATCATGTTCAACGACGCGAGCCAGTTCATACAAGGCTCGTCTGCTACGGTCTTGTCGCTGGGCGCTACGGATGAGATTGACCTTACGGCTACGGCTATTGATGTCAATGGCACCATAGATGTAAGTGGTAACGCGACCTTGGGTGGAACGGTAGGCGTCACAGGCGTTCTCACAGCCAACGCTGGTGTAGTTGTAGATAACATCACAATAGACGGAACAGAGATTGATCTGTCCTCTGGCGATCTGACCATAGACGTTGCTGGGAACATCCTGCTCAACGCTGATGGGGGAGGCATCTACTTTCAAGATGCCAGCTTGTTAGTGGGCAGCTTACAAAACAGTTCTTCTGATTTTCTGATAAGCGCGGAGGTTGCTGACAAAGACATAATTTTCAGAGGCGTAGATGGCTCGTCGACTATTGATGCACTAAAACTTGATATGTCAGCAGGTGGCACAGCGTTTTTTGCTGACGATGTCAGGCTTACTGATAATCATGCTGTAAGGCTTGGTACTGATGGTGACATTGTTTTCTATCACGATAATTCCAATGGTTATCTTGAGAATGGCACTGGCGATTTCACGCTGGACGTTGCAGGAGACATCATTCTTGACGCGGACGGTGAGGACATACGTTTTAAGGATGGTGGCACACAGACTTTTGTTTTCACGATGGGGACAGGATCAACCATATCTACTCCACGCGGCAGCCTAACGCTGGACGTTGCTGGAGCGCTTGTCCTTGATGCAGACACTCAAGGCTCTGGTAACGGTGTTTTGTTGAAAGATGGCGGAACACATTACGGATCATTCTTCAGAAGTAGCAGTAATTTCCATATTAAATCTGAATCCTCAGACAATGACATGATATTCATGGGCAATGATGGCGGTTCAGAAATCACAGCCCTTACCCTTGATATGTCAGCGGCGGGTGCGGCTACGTTTAACAGCTCAATAACTTCTGGCGGCAACATTACTGTTGGCGGTACTAATAATTTAATTGTCAACGACAGTGGCGCTGCTGTATTTGGAAATGACGGAGATATCTCAATAGGTAACTCTGGGGCTAATGGTTTGATATCTGCGCCTAATGGCAACCTAACCTTGGACGTTTCTGGAGAACTAATTCTTGATTCTGATGCTGAAATAGTTCGCATCTACCACGATGGTGGGAACATTGGTTCTTTCCAGATGACCAGCAATGATTTCATTATTCGTTCAATGGTTTCGGATAAAGACCTTGTATTCAAAGGCAACGATGGCGGCTCAACGATTACAGCCCTAACCCTTGATATGTCAGATAGCGGCACAGCTATATTTGGTAGCTGGCAGAAAATGGCCGATAACAATCGAATTGTTTTTGGCGCTGGTTCTGATATGTCGTTGTTTTCAGATGGTACAGACGGCAACATTTTAGTTGATGGAAATTTAGATTTTGATGTTTCTGGAAACATAAAACTTGATGCTGATGACGCTGGCGAAGTCAGGTTTTTAGATGGCGGCACTCAATACCTCTACCTCAAAAAAGATGGCAACACAGCGGTAATCCAAAATGTAATTGCCGATGGTGACATTCAATTTAGAGGCACAGACGGTAGTAGCTTAATTACCCCAGTTGCTATTGATATGTCAGAGGGAGGAAAAGTAGGGGTGGGAATTACGACCCCAGATTCCTTGCTACATGTCAGAACAGGCGATGCTGGAGGAGTAACCGCCCACGCAAGTTCTGTTTTAACACTTGAAGCAGGTGGCGTTGCTATTTTGCAATTCTTAACGCCTAACAATGTAAGTCAACAAATACGTTTCGGTGATCCTCAAGACAATGGCGCTGGGTTTATTGATTATGACCATTCATCTAGTCAGTTAGCATTTGGTGTTAATGGCCCAACAAGAGGGTTTTTCAATAGCAGCGGTCATTTAGTTTTAGGAAGCGCATCTCATAATGATGACGTTCTTTACGTCGTTAGGGGCAATAATGGAAAGCTGATACGGCTTTTTCATGGAAGCACTGAAGCTGGGGCGTTGAGTACAAAAAGCACCGGAAATCAAGTAGCCCTTGGATCGCCAAATAGTGGCGGCGGGATAGTAATTGGGAGCGATGCTACTCTTCCATCAAACGCTAATGGCGATGGATCTAACAACACACAAGACTTAGGCTCATCTTCTTATCGCTGGGCAACAATTTTTGCTCAAAACGCCTTAAACACATCAGATGAAAAGCTGAAGCAAGATATTGAAGAGTTATCAGAAACAGAACGGCGGGTAGCAATTGCGTGTAAAGGACTGGTTCGCAAGTACAAATTCAAAGAAGACGTTGTTTCAAAAGGTGCGGATGCAAAAATTCGTATAGGTATTATTGCTCAACAACTTGTTGCTGCGTTTGAGGCAGAGGGGTTAGATGCTCATGATTATGCTCTTATATCTCTTGAAGACGATACAGAGCAAACAGAAACAGGAATGGAAAAAACGGGTACACAAACCTATAACGTAAACTATCTTGACCTTTTAGCTTTCATTATTTCGGCAATTTAATAGGAGAATAACAAATGGCTATAAATACAACTTGGTCGGTTATTGATATGACTCATGTAGACGCTGACGGTGGTGTTATTAAAGCGTATTGGGCTTGCAATGCATTGAGCGATGGCTCTGGTGGTGAAAGCGCAAGCGAAGGCGGCAAGAATCTTTTTACTTATGATGCGTCTGCAAGCGGATACATTGCTTATGCCGACCTTAAGGAAAGTGACGTTCTAGGCTGGATATGGGAAGCCAACAAAGAGGGCGACGAAACTGCTGATGAGTACAAAGCTCGCATTGAGGCTAACCGTACTGCTCGCGTTCAAAGTCAAATTGATCGGGCTGCAACGCAAGCTACAGGAGTACCGTGGTAATGAGCGAAGAAAACAAAGTCGTAATTAACGACGAAGAATACAACTTTGGTGATCTAAAGGTCGAGACTCAGGCTCACATCGCAAGAGTCGCAGAGATCCGTCGTGAAATCGCTGCACTGCAACAGCAGATCGCAGAGCGTAACGTATTGCTGCAAGCCTACACTCAGAGCATCGTTGAAGGTGTACAGCCTGTTGAAGAGCCTGAGACTGCACAAGGTCTGCCCGAAGGCTTTAAGGAGCACTAATGAGTTTGCTTGAAATCGTAACCACGTTGACTACCTTGTCAGTCATTGCATCTGCTGTGTGCGCCGCCACGCCCACCCCGAAAGATGATGCGTTTCTATCCAAGTGGGTTTATCCGATAATTGAGGCTTTGGCACTTAATGTGGGCAAGGCAAAGGAGTAACCATGAGTGTTATGACAGAAGCGCAGAAGCGAAAGATGATTAAAGAGCTAAAGGGCGCAAGCCGATTGCACGCTGCTCAAGCAAAACGACTTGAGAAGACGCTAGAAAAGGCACCCAAGAAGAAAAAATAATGTGCTATCTAGCGATGGCAGAGGAATGGGGCTTGGATAAAGGTGACAAAGCATTGAACCAGATTTCTACTCACGAGCAAGTATGTGAGCAGCGTTACCTGCGTATTGAGGAACGCCTTGCAAGTGGGTCTAGGCGGTTTGATGAGCTTGAAGCGAAGATGGACACTGTATCCAATAGGCTGTGGTGGATCATTGGTTTAATTGTAGTGAGCATCTTGGTGCCACAGTTCTTAGGAGGTTGATATGTCAGATGAAGGAACAATTAAAGTCCCAACGTGGGCCTTACCTATTGGCGCTGCTGCGCTGTCAGGCGCGATGGTGTGGGGTGCTAGTCAAGCACAGGCACAGGCTACACAAGAAGAAGTAGACCGTATCGAAGCTGCCGTTGTTAGCGTTGTTGAAGAGGCGCAGGCCACGGGAAAATTAGCGGCAGTCAATGCGACAAAGATAGAGGCTATCGTCGATTCATTGGCGGAGCAGAGCGAGACAGCGAAGGCATCAGATCAGAAACTTCAGCAGCTAATAGAGATAATGCTGAAGAATCAGAACTAAAGTACGACCCCGCCAGCCCGAATTTGTTTTGCGATTTGCGGGAGTGGCGAATGTTAGAGCTAGTCGATCCCCCTGCATACCGTCATTGTCTTGCGCTGGCATGGTTACGATACAACCACCGCCAGTGCGGGTACGGCGCTCAGATCTACATACAGAACACGATGCCGCGTGTTTTAGGCACAGCCCATCAGCTTGATGTAGAACTGCTTACTTGGGACTTGGTTAAACCTAAGTCCGTTAAGGTGCAGGCTGTTCAGCAGAAGCGGAGGCTGTGATGGATGTCCCGCCAGTATTTCCGAACAGCGTCAACGCACCATCAGAGGTGGTAGTCAAAGACAAGATACACAGGCTGCTGCGTTTAGATCAGATCAGTCGCACTCGCACCGACAAAGTAGAGGCTACAACGCATTACAGCGAAACCTACTACTACTACAAAAATGGCGAGGTTCTTTCCACCATTGTAAAGGTTGAAGACCAGCTTCAACTGGACATACGCGCATGACGATGATGATTTTTGTTTTGATTGTTCTTGAGCGTGGGCAACCCACGGGTGAGGAGTTGTACTTCCGGGAATTAACGTCGTGCTTGGAGTACTCTAAGGCGCTTAACGCGCAGTCTGTTGGTGCTATTAACGAGTTACTGAGTAACAACAGCTACTTCAAAACTTACTGCCGTGTGCGAGAGATACCTACCTCAGAAGCAGGCACTAAGATACTTTTCCGTGATCCAGCTAGAAAGGATGACGATTAATGAGTCCGAAGAAATTAGAGCCGAAATCGCGGTATGCTCAGTACGACCTAGATGGAGATGGGGTCGTGAGCGATGAAGAATTGGCGCGAAATCAAGAACTCGTTGAGATTGAACTGCGTGAAGAGAAAGCAGACAGTCAACGAAGAATGGCTTGGGTTAGTCTCAGCAGTATGGTGGTTTTCGCTTTACTACCACTTCTGCCCTTCATTCCTGAGTCTCGCTTGTCCACTCTGGCTTCTTTGAGCGATATGCTGTTTCTCAGTCAGGCATCTATTGTAGGGCTATACTTTGGTGCTACAGCGTACATGGCAAAAGGGCGGTGAGCGATGAAAGGCGAGTTACATTGCGCTGCGCTGGTTGCAAAAAGCCGGGAGCAGTAATGGATTTTGTACACCTGAAAGTAAAACTACTTTGTGGCAAGTGTTTTGCCCGATATAGCGGGTGGGCGTAATGGGCATACTCGGATCACTCATAGGCCCAGCAACTCAGCTACTAGATAAAGTAATTGAGGACAAAGACCAAAAGAATGCGTTGGCACATGAGATTGCCACTATGGCGGAGCGTCACGCTCAAGAACTTGCCAAAGGACAGCTAGAGGTCAATAAGGTCGAGGCGGCATCTAAGTCTTTGTTCGTGGCTGGCTGGCGGCCTTGTATCGGTTGGGTGTGCGCGCTCGGGCTTTTTTACAACACGATCCTTTCAAACATACTGGGCATCTGGGTAGAGGTGCCAGAAATAGACACCACACTACTTGTACCCGTTATGATGGGAATGTTGGGCTTAGGCGCGATGAGATCATACGAAAAGGTACAGGGCGTAAGCCGGGAGAAGTAATGGGCATTCAGTTAATAGGAATGTTGAAGCGCCATGAAGGTGTGCGTAGTCATGCATATAAGTGTTCAGAAAACATGATCACTGTAGGCGTGGGGCGTAACATTGACGAAAACGGCGGCCTTGGGCTTTCTGATGATGAAATTGAGTATTTACTAGCCAATGACATAAGGCGTGTGCGTGATGAGCTTGATGACACTTACTTTTGGTTTGCTGCTCTTAACGAGGCGCGAAAAGACGCAATGATTGATATTTGCTTTAATCTTGGTCTTACGCGACTGCGTGGGTTTGTGAAAGCTTTAGAGGCGATGTCCCGTGAGCAGTTTGACATAGCGGCTGATGAGTTCATGGATTCTAAGTGGAGTGAGCAGGTTGGTAGCAGGGCGGTAGAAGTTACTGAAATGATTAGAACTGGAGAGTATTAGTAATGGCATTGTTTGATACCAATTCTCAAGCGCCTCAACTTGGGTTTGCACCCTCTCCTACGCTTAGCGGATCGTTTACTCAAGCTCCTGTCCCTGTAGGGTACGGGCAGATGCAGGGTCAACCGACGCTTTCTAGAAACCCTAACTATGGGGTTCCTTCTGGTATAGCAGCCTTGCTGGGTGGCGCTAATCCTATGGGCGCTCCTCAACCAAGCGCAACATTGACCCCTCAGCAGGCGGTGGCGACGTTAACGCCGGGAAGAGCCGACCCAACATCTATGTCCCAGTTTGGGACATCGTTTGGCCTTGGAGGCCCCAGCCAAGCACCCCCGCCGATGCCGGGAACAAATCCTTTTACTGGTCAGGCGTTTCAAACATTTGATCCAACAGAAGCCGCAAACATATTTACGCAAGGAAGGATTGCTGAAGAGCAAACTGCTGCTCAGGCTTTTGCACAATCTGAAGCAGACAGGGTGGCGGCTGAACAAGCTGCCGCCGCACAAGCTGAGGCAGATAGAATAGCGGCAGAGCAAGTTGAAGCTGATCGTATTGCGGCAGAGCAAGCCGCTGCTGAAGCTGAAGCCGCAAGAACCCCTTATGATGACCCAGCATTAGAGCAGTTAAGGTCTGATGTTATGGCGCAAGGGCCAGAATCTTATGGCACAAAACTTTACGAAGACCTTTTGAATGCGTTTGATACTTCAAACAGAACAGATCAAATTGTTGCTCAAAACAATGCAGCTTTAGAGCAGGCGCGAGCCGAGGCGGAAGCTTCTTCTTTGGCTCTTGCTGAAGCTCAAGCAGAGGCTGCTGCTGCAAAAGAGCAACTGAGCGGTTTCTTTAACCCTTCTCAAGGAACAACTCCTGAGCCAGAACCAGCAATACCTGCTATGTCGCCTGTTCCCGATGTTATGCCTCCTGCTGTAGCTCCCATACCCGCTATTGACTCACCGATAATGCAGATGGGCGCATTTAGCCCAGAAGCGAATATGGCAGGAATGTTTGACAGAGTTCTGCTACCGACAGAAATACCAGAGCCTGCTCCCTTACCAGAGCCGCCGTTAATTGAGAGGCCATCAGTCGTGCCATCTAGGCAGGACGTTATGAGGCCGCCCCTACCACCTCCACCACCACCCCCTCCGGCTCCAGTTGCTCTCCCTCTTGAACCTGAAGCTGGCCTTGGAGACAGGTTGCGTGGCATGGGCGGTATATTCGCTAACGCAGTTGCCCCCGGTGATGTAGGGTATGAGGACTTAGCAGCAGCGGCGACCCGAACAGGGGGAGGCCTTGCTAGTGGCGTACAAAGACCAGTTCCAACACCACGGCCAGTGCCGCTCGCGCCCCCGTTAAATCCAAACGTATCGCCAAGGATGTCTGACATTGGCAAGCTTTTGGGTGGGGCTAGAGGTAGTGGCTCTTTGATGACCCAGCCTCAACCAACGCCAGCCGTACCCGTCGGTATAGACGCATTGCTTGGTGGCGGAAGAGGGGAGCCAGCAAATATCCCAATGCCAGCACCAATGCCAGCACTGCCGTCAGCGCCACCAGTAATG